TTGAAGTATCACCTTCTACTGGAATTGGACTTTCATCTTGCGCCATTAGTATCCATATCCTCCGCCGCCGCCGGAGCTACCGCTACCGCCGCTTGATCCTGAACTGCCTGAACTGCCTGAGCTACTTGAGCTACTTGACGTGCTAGTTGTTGTAGTTGTTGTACTAGTAGTAGTTGTGTTTGATGCACTTACTGTTGTTAATGGTTGGCTTCTAATGCCAGCATTAGTTGTTCCTGTTGATGTAACAATTTTTCCAGATGCTTGTATTCTTGATGCTGTGACAGAATCAATAATTTCAACATCGTCAACTGTTGCATCATTAACTAAAAGTTCGTTGTTCTCTGCTTTTACTTCATATAAGCTACCAAAGCCCTGTGTAGCTTGTTTAGGTACAAGAAGTATATTAACAATATCTGGTGCTACTTCATTCATTACATAAGTTGCTAGTTCGCTAAAGTGGAATGTGTCTCCAAAGTCCCAATTTTGTAATGCAAAGAATCTGTTAACAGCACCAATAACATTAACCTTTACTTCGTTATTGTTAACTACTTCGCCACCATTTTTTACAATTTTAATAGTTGCTTGTAAATTTTCTTGTGCATGTACTCCAAACAATGGTTTATAACTAACTGGATGATATATTACTTCATCGCTTATTGATTTATATAATGCAATAGACGAACCATAGTTTTGAAATAATTCATCGGTACTTGGTGGTAATGGCATATCCGATATGCTTCCTGCAAGATATTTTCTAAAGTTTGTATCGTAAGTCTGAGTTAACATATAAATGTCAATAATATTACTTGCACTAGGATCAATTCTATTTCCTTCATCTGCACTATGTACATACTGAAATTTTAGATCTGATCTTCCAACGTGTGCTTTATAATCTGCTGTTACTGAAAGTGTATTATTATTTAAAACTTTAAAGTTACTATTATCAACGATATAAAACACTTGTCCGTCACTATACTGACTATACGCTCCAATTTCTGTTTCTGTAGAAACAACATTAATTGTATTTCCTTGGCTATAATAATTGTATTTGCTAAATCCTTCATCAGAAGATTGTTTCTTTAAGAATATATATTTGGTAGAAGAGTTAGTTAACGGAGCAACAACATTGTCAAAAATATCTGGATCGTCTACACTTCCATCGTCATTTAGATCAAAGAAACTTACTTCTACTTTTTTACTATTGATATATCCGTCTGTATTTCTAAACTCATTAACAATTTCCCAATTAATATCATTGTTAAAAGGATTTAATGAATCAGGCTTAGTATTAAAATTCATAATTCCAATTTTATCTTTTACTAATTGTCCTGTTTGTGAATCGTAAATTTTATTTTGTCCATCAAAGTAAAAACTTAATTCTGTATCACTTTCAAAAACATATCTTAATCCTCTATTTGTAACAGTATACTTTTCTCCGTTAGTTTCAAAAAGAACAATCCAACTTGAGTCAAGTTGATTTTTAGTTACATCGCCTGTTTTACCATTACTAAACACATCTACTGTATTCAAGTTTTCATTAATAATTACTCTCCAATTACGATTAACTTGGTCGTAACGTAATGCAAATGTTTTGTATGCAAACACTTGATCAATAATTTGTGACCTAATATCAGGAGTAATGTCTTTTACTATTTTTGGCTTGACTTCTTCAAGAACACTGTTAGCAGGAAGTATTTCATTAAACACAATAGGACCTACACCTGTAACACTATCAACACTTGTACCTGCACCGTTAACACTGATAACTTTTACCCATTTATAATCACTTGCACCCTTTGCTGATGCATCACTAGTAAGTTCTCCATCACCAATAAAATAAAAACCTAGTGGTGATTTAAATTTAAGCAAAGCGCCAGCTTCTATATATTTTAAAGAACCTCCGGTAAATGATCCTACTTGATATGCAACATCACTTATATTCTGAAGCAAGCCTGTTGAGCTGTTTGTAGTTTTTGTTGACTGTTTCCATCTAGCGTTTAGATCACTAACAATAATTTTAGCGTAGTTACTAAAATAAAAATTACTAATTGCTCTACTTTTAATAATAGGTAATATAGTATTTTCTATAGCGCCTTCAATGTCTGTTTGTGTGTTAAAAGTAAATGAAGTTTTGCTTTCGTACGGTTCTCTGTATAACACACCATCTGAGCCAAATAAATTAGTGCTTGAATATTTTCCAGTAGCATCTTTGAGATCAAAATATCTACTAATACCACTTGTGGTTCTATTTGTAGATTTAACTTTAATAATTTCTTGGTTACTAGTTAAAGGAACAATATTATAATCCTCTCCAGTAATCATTCTGTTTTGTGTATAATAAGTTTGCGGAGCGTTCTGTCTAATGTCTGCAGATGACTCGCTAGTTGTAGCATTAGTTACTGGTGTTTTAAGTTCAACACCAATAGTCATTGTCTCAGTTGTACCTGCTTGACTTGTGTAAGGTAATGAGAATGTAATACTAGTTAACTCGCTCGGTGCAATAGACATTAATCTATTAGCACTAGTTCTATAATATACTCTAAACTGGCCTGCTGGTAGATTACCAAAAGTTCCATCTGCAAATACTAAACTAACTTCGTCGTCTGCTCTAGTCTGTACAGCATAAAAATCTCTAACACGTTTATTCAAACTATTGTAGATTGCATTGTTACCTTCTAATGAATCAACTTTTTGCCAAATCCTATCCGGTATTCCAAAATCGTTTAATGAGTATAACCATACATCTGTATCGTTAATGTTTTGTGCTTCAATTGCAATTTTTTGATTTGCACTTGGACTTGCAACGTCAAATACATTGGATTTTAAATTTCCTTGTCTAAAGTGTAAGAAGTATCCTGTATTTGAACTTCCTGCACCTCTACCGTCTTCTCTATATAAAAATGCTAAACTTGTTCCAGGTACTGGATTTTCTTCTGCAATCACTTTGCGATCTTCGTCAATACCAGTTGACACCATTTCAAATTGTGTTGGCTGTCCGTTTACTGGCTTAGTAAAAGAAAAGACAGGAACATCTGATCCTTCACTATTAAATCTATATTGTTGTGTTACAACACCATTAATTGGTACTGTCTTAGCAGGCTTGCCTATTGTTCCGTTTTGAGGTAGTGCCGCATTTAGAACACGTCTAAACTGTTCTGCCCAATTTGCGTTACTAGGATCATTCCAAATAACTGTTTGTCCTGATAAATTACTACCGTTACTATCAACTAACGATTCTGTAGTGCTTACTGTTTCAAATTTAATAAGACCGTTTGCCGCCTGATTACGTTTAGGATTGTATGAAAGCATACGTGCTAAACGCAGTACTGATTCTCTACGTTCAGCTAGTTCTAAAAAGTTTTCTCTTGCATTTAGGTCAACTCTGTAACTGATATTTTGTCCTAAGAACGCAATCATATCAATAAGAGCGATATACTCTGATGTATCTACATAGTCGTTAAAATCTTCTGGGTAATTTTGTCTTAGATAGGTGATCATTGCCCGTCTAAGTGTGTCAAAATCGTAGCTACGGAACTCCGCATTACGGTAGCTCTGGTATACTTTTTGCCAATCTTCTGCAAGTAGCAGTCTATTTTGTCTGTCGGTTGATGACATTGGTTATCCTTCTTTTAACGCTTATAGTATTTATTATAAACAATAATACTAGTAGTTAATTGTGTCACACTAACCCAACACCTTTATCAAACTGTAATCTTAGTTGTTCACTAATATTATAGTCTAGGTACATTAGTGTACATTCAATTTGAAGTCCGCTTTCGTACTCTGAAACTTGTACGCCTGTTGCTCGTGTTCTTGGGTCGTAATTAACAATATTTGTAACGTTAGATGTGATTGCGTCTTTTAATCTAGTTGTTAATGGTTCATATAATGCTTCCCAGATAATACAACCAAATGTAGGGTCGGATAACTTTTCTCCTTGTCTAATATTAAGATGATTAAGCAAATTCTGTTTAATCAAAGAAATATCAAACTGCTGGAATGAGCTATTTTCAGCATTAACTGTGCTGAAGCCTCTATATGTTTTTGACCTAATAGGATTTTTTTTCTCTCTCTTAGGTGTAACTTTAATCTGTTTATATAAATCTGTTGCCATATTAATATTTACCTTCTTTAAGGACCAGCGAAAACTGTAGGACTTCCTGTTGCAACACTTGTGCAGTCCGTAATAGCATCACCAACTCTTCCTACGCCTTTGCCGTTAGCAAATACTTCTGTACTACCTGTTGTAATAGGTTTTGCATGACTAGGACAAATAGGAGCTGGTAGTAAATGAGAAGTGTTGTTATCATCTTGACGAGATACTCCGGTTCCGTTAAGAAAAACATCACCACTACATTGGTCTCTTTTTGGTGTAGAACAGTGTGCTACATCTGAATCTACGCTATCACCTCTACATACTGCCGGCACGTTCAATCTCCATTAATTTTTGTAATTTTCCATTCCATTGTTCTATTTCTTCGTGTTGTTCTTCAGTGTGTGGACCTTCAGGAACTTCTGGTAAAAACTCTATTACATGATCAAAGTTGTTAGGTATTGCATCATAGTCTGTATATGTTTGCATTTCATTATTTTTCATTACTACAAATTTATGCATTAAAACGGTCCTTCTGATTCTGGTGTTTCTACTGTTGCCGACCCTTGGCCAGTATCAATTGCTGTTG